ATTCTTCAAAAGCATCACCATCAATATAACTAATAGATTTAGCTAATCTAGTAAAAGCAATAACATCAATTATTGTTCTATCAGTTATGATGTTTTCTTGCATTAATTCAGTACACCTTTCAGCCAAAAATATATTTTGACCTTTGAGTGTAGAATCAGTATTTAATGGAATACCTAATGAATTAAGATATTTACTACGTTCAGTGGTAAAAGTATAATCTTTAAATTCAGGTATGTCTTTTAAAGCATTAACCAGTGTAGTTTTGCCTACACTCATTGTTCCACAAAAACCTATTTTCATAACTCTTCTTTTATGTATTCAATAAAATCTTCAATAATAGTTTTAGATAAATCATAATGGGATTCTTCACCATATGATACTAAATCATCTAAATATGATTTTTTATAATTTTCTAAAAGTTTAATTAATTTTTCCATTAACCTGCGTTTCTTGATTTGAATCTAGGATCTTTATACCAAGGAATACCTTGACCACTTCTTTTATGTTCTTTCCATTCATCTTCAGTTTTTTTAACTCCATAAATATAATATTCTCTCTTACGCTTATCACCTTCTGGTATTAAAGCAGGACCATCCCAATTATGAAGTTTACCATCCCAATAGTAAGCTATAGTCCCATCAGGAGATTTTAATTTTTTAGTTTGAGGAAAGGGTTCTTTTTCTTTGTTATTACTCATTTTATTATTTTTCTTTAGGCATAAACCAGTTTGAACACCACTTTGACGGATCTTTAATTTGATTTCCATTATTATCCACTAATTCAGCAGTACCCTTATATTTTTGATATTGTTTGTTAGAACACATATGTTTATCATTTTTAATATAATAAAACTTGCAAACGTGGCAACCAAACCCTATAGGAGAGTACATATAGGGAGGGTATTGGGGAGGAGAATTTGTTTCTTCTTTTAAGAGATTAATTAATTTTGTCATACTAATAAATATTCAGCAATATAAATACCTTGACTCCCTGATATAGTTATGCCTCTTGCTGATAAGGCATCTCCCGCAAAATGAACATTAGGATATGCAGTAAGTGATAAATTATTATAATTTACTAATGGTTCAGGAGAAAGATATTTTACTTCAGGTATGTAAATTCCCCAATCACTGCCAAGAGTGGGAAATATTTTTTTCATATCTTGAATAAAATCCATAATATATTTAGCATAATCACCCATAGCTTCATAAAAATCTGTTAGATCATCTATTATAGTAACACTAACATCTTCACCTTCAGAAGTTGTAGAGGGTTTACGGGTGGGGCTATAATATAATCCAGTCCCATTTTTCTGGAGTTTTTTAACTACATTACGAGACCATTCAAATGGATTTTCAATACCTTGAATTTCCATCAAAATGCCAAAATTAGTCATATCATTTCTATAACGCATATCTTTTTTAGCGTGGCCATTATAGCTATGATCTCCATATGTTTCTTCTACAGCTACATAAGCAGCATTATTATTAGTACAGAATGAACGAAGTGATACACCTTCATCTTCATACTTTCTATACAACTTAAAGTCATAACTAATATCAATTAGTTTTTGAAAGTGATGTTGTGGTGCTTCAAATCTTACTCCAATTTGAACAGATTTTGGTTCATCTGGAAGGTTATATTGGTTGGCTAATTCTTGAGCAAAGTCAATACCTGATTTACCTACAGCAAATATAAGCTCATCATATTCTATATGGGTATTATGAGTGTAGGCTATATTATTATTAAAGTCAATGTCTTCTATTTTGGTTCCCCATTCAAAAATAACACCCTTAGATACTAAATAATCATACCAATTTTTACCAATCTCGTGAAGATAATCTGTGCCTACGTGCCATACAGGAAATAAACGCAGACCAAAATAGGGTTTAATAAAATCTGGTTCAGATTCAGGATTTGAACATTGTACTTCTTCAGGTTTAGGATGGAAACGTTTAAAGTTAGTAATAACTTGATCCATCAACTCCATTGCTTTTTCTTCACCACAATATTTAGAAAGTTGTCCTCCAATAGCTGTGTGATAGGTTAGTTTACCATCACTCCACCCTCCTGCTCCTAAAAACCCAGTCATTACTTCTTCTGGTTTGCGTTTATATGGGTCACTACCCATATCAATAATAGTGATTAGTTCACCAGGATAACCATTGTCTACAAGTTTAGTAGCAGCATTAACACCTGCTACTCCCGCTCCTACGATTACAATTTTCTTTTTTTCCATACTATAAAGATAATAATTTTTATTTTAAAATCCAAATTAAAAGTGGCACCTTTTTAGGGGTGCCACAGCTACCATATTTTATCTCTTGTTAGAGCGACCGGCTATGAATCGGTCTAAATTTTATAAAAAGTGTTTAGTAGTAAGTACATTAGGGATTCTTGAAACTCCTTTAGAGAAATCAACCTCAATCCATTGTAATTTACCTAATGCATCTCCTTCACCTTGACGTCCGTTAGAAGTTCTAAGAATTTCTCCTTCTCCTTTTCCTTTATATCTAAACATAGACCCAACAGGATATGAAGATTTAACATCATAGGGAAGTGTAGAAGGTATTTTACTACTTAAGGGTTTACTTATAGCTGTAGTAAATTGTGAAACATCTTTAAATATATTTAGGTTTTTGTGGATACTCTTCATATCATATATTTCTTGATATAAAGGAGCATCTATTATTTTAATAACAGCGTTAGAATTATTTTTAGTAAATTTAGAAAATAAAACTTTATCACGAATTTTATTATTATTATCAAATAAAGGACTTAATATTAAAGATAAGGCAATATTATTAGTAACTATAAAATAAAAACCATTTCCTCTTATAATATTAGAAGAAGCTTCAGGGTCTAAATTAGGAACTAATATTTCTATGTCTATAACCTGTCCATTTAATAATTTTAATCTAGGATATAAAGCTTTATAAACTACAATTACATTTGAGGGGTTTGAAAATTTTATAGGTTTAAATTGTTTAATTTTTGATTTTAAAGAAGATTTTATATTGTTAATAATATAATCTTTTATTAAATCTTGTTCTTTAAAATTTACATTTCCATAAGCATCTCTAGGAAGAACTATATCAATTAAATTAGCTCGTACATTTTCTCTTTCAATAAAATGAGCAGATAAATCAACCTCTAATAAGAATCTCTTAATATATTCTCTTAATAAGTTTTCTTGTTTCATTCCTCTTCTATATTTCTCAAAAACATCATATTGGCGTGGAGTTATTTGATAGTTATTGCGTTCTACTGAACGAACTAATTCATCTACATATCTATCATAATTACTTACTTTAAGTAAGTTTTTAATATAATTTATATAAGCTTTAGGATTTGGGGGCATTTCAAACATTTACTTATATTTTAAATTGTCTTCAAAATCTCTTAATAATAAATTACCTTCTAAATATGCTTCCTTTTCCATATCCCTTAAATGACTATCTTCTTGAGCATATTGGGGATTATTAGCATCACCTTTTTGTAAATCACCTCTTTCATTTTGAACGTGGTGAATTAATTCGTGTGCAAATGAACGGAGTATATCTTTAGGATGTCTATTACTTACATATAAAACAATAGTATAATCTTGAGGATTATAGTAAGCAGTTTTACCTAAAATATTTTTAGAGTTTTCTTGATCGTGTCTTAATAATACTTTAGGAACACGTTGAATGTTATACTTTTGGTGAGCATTTTTATATAACCCCCCAAGTAAAGAATTAAATTCAGGATGGTTCATACTGGTGGTTCTTCAGGAATAGGTTCTTCGTTAGGGGTTTCTTCTTCAGGTGAAGAAGTATCAGGTGAAGGTTCTTCAGCGGGGATAGCTTCTTCTGGAGAAGGAGTTTCAGGTTCGTCACTAGGAATTTTACCCATAGTCATTACCCTCTCTAATTCAGTTTGAGAAGCATTATAATCTCTTATATCGTTTAAATCAAATAAAATACCTTCTATATTAACTTCTATATTGTGGGGATTTTCTATAATATCAATATAACGTTCATTTTCAAAAAATACTCTAAATATAGGTCGGTTAGATTTTAGAATTTTAATATCTGTAATAGCTGAAGATGGGATATTAAGGCTATTAACACCACTATATCCCCCATCAGTGTTTACAACCATAGAAACACGAGGAGATAAAGTTTTAAGAGAGTAACTTCTATCTTCTAATATTTTTTTAACGTAGGAGTTAATATATTCTCTAAGTATTTTTTTCATTGATTTGATCTTTGATAATCTAAATAATGATAAACAGCTGACATATAATCAGAGGCTTTAGTAAGTTTGGCTTGAACCCAGGCTTCTAATTGAGTTTCATCATCTATCATATTACATAAAGCAATAGCATATTTTTTCATTTTAAGTAACTCACTTTTGGCCATTTCACCTTCATAATCAACTTCATCAGGACCTTGATATTTTTGGGGAGATTTTTGTAAACCAAATGAATAATTCTCAGGGATGTTACCTTTTTGCTGGAACATATTATAATTGACCTTAATGTCTTTTCCTTCGTTACTTTTTAACTCTAAAGTAAATCCATCATTTTCAATTACTTCATAAGAAGCACCTAAATATTGGACTTTATCCCCAGATTTTAATGATTGGATTTTACTTAAAGCAGATTCATTAGTAGATTTGGCTTTTTTTATAGCACGATCACGAGCCGCAAGATAATCTTCAGAATCAATATCACCATCACCATCTAAATCTTTACCTTTTTTTTCGGTTGTTATAGACCCACCTCGTTTAAGGGTATTAAGAGCTTTGGTTCTTTCATCACTTCTTAAAGCTTTAAATTCAGGGTCTTGTAAAGCATCTGCTACAGCATTTTTTCCTACAAATGTTCCTTCTGTTATGTTTTTTTTCATAATTACTTTTTAGATTTACGTTTTTTAGCTCGGGCTTTTTGAGCACGAGCCCATAATTTAGCATCGGCTTTACGAGCACCACCTGAACCAGTTATAAATGAATTTACACGACCCATAGCCCACTGATCTTGAGAAGTTCCGGGGCGATGTCCTGTATTCCAAGCTGCTTTACCTTTTCTATATACAGCTCTTAAAATAGATAAGGGAATTTTAGATTTTTCAGCTTTATTTTTTAGGGAAGTATCTGAACTTTCATTTATAAAAAGTAAAGTTTCAAGATTTTCGCCAAACATTTTTTTATAAGCTTTGGTAGCTGCTGAAGGTTTAGTTTTAACTCTTTTACCTGAATCAGTATAATCAGCTTTCCAATCAGGTTGATATGTGTTTGATCCAGAGAATTTATCAATTTCTTTTTTCATAGCTTCTTTAGATCCATACTCACCTTTGTTTTTTAACCCTTTAACATAGTTAGGGTTAACTTTTTTACCTTTTGCTGTGCGAACTTCATTTAATAATGAAACATAGTCTTCCATAGTTAGTGGAGATTTTTGTTTAGATAAAGAGATAGCTTTTTCAGTAAAATCGTGCAATTCCATATCTGTTTGAGCGTCTTCTTTAGCATATTCTAAAGCTCTCAAGAATAAAGGAATATCCATTGTTATAGTATCTATGGCATCTCTTTCTTCGGCTATTTTTTTAGCACGTTTAGTAGCAATAGCATACATAATAGAGGTAGCATCTTTTCCATACCTCTTTTGAAGGTCTTTTTTAGACCCTTTTAAACCCTTAACTATACGTTCCTTAGCTTTAGATTCGGGTTTAGTAAGTTTACGCTCATTAGTATTATCCGAGGGATTAATCATACTTTTTAATTTTAATAGTTAATGACCCCTTTCCTTTGATAAGGCGATGCCATTGTCCTTTTTTAATAAATATAGCTTTATTTAAAGGAACAGGAAGCTTATTATCTAATTGTATGTACCAATCATTAGGATGTGTAGGGATCACTAATCTATCTTCAGGATCAATATGCCATTTTAAGCTATATGGATCTACCCAAAAATAAAAAGTACGAATATATAAATTATTTTCTTTCCTCTCAGTGTAAGGTTTACCAGTAACGCGAAGCAGGGTCTGAAAGACCCAATCTTTTAGCATAACGAGGAAGGTTACAACTCCAGTAACGAGCTTTAGTTCTGTCTTTTGCTTGATCACATTTATGTCTTTTTGCGAAAGCCTGAGCGGCTTGTTTATTTCCTATTTTAGCAGATAATCCTGTAGTATCTCCAAAATTAACTTTTTTAATCCTTTTAGTTTTAGGATCTCTTACGTAAACATAGAATTTTTTAGATCCTCCACGTTTAGGTTTATTCAATGGGGGATTTTTTTTCTTTTCGGCTTCTTCAATTTCAAATTCTAACATAGGTAAATCTAAAGGAACTTTTTCACCTTCATAAATTCCAAATCTACCTATATCAGTGTTTATCAATGATATATCTATTTCAGATAATTGAATTTGCCCCTTTCTATGTAAGTTTCTAACTTCATTAATTAATGATATATGAGAAATTGATCCATAGCGATAAATAGTTTCACATATAGATAAATTTTTGTCTAAATGATATTGTAAACCTTCAGATATGGTAGTAGGAGATAATAATTTTATTTCATTATTACAATTACCACACCCACATTCACAATCTTTTTTATTACCTAATAAAAGATCTAATAATTTAATCATTTTTATTTATATAGTTGTTTACATCTTTTTTAAATTCTTCTATACCATCTTTTACTTCTTGAGTAAGTTTTTCTTTATCTATTCCTCCTTTCCATCTTTCTACCTCTCCATTTTCAGAAACATATTGGTTATTAGAAGTATTTATTGCTTCTAATAAATATTGTTCTAAATCATTAGCATAAGATAAAGCATTGTGGGCAACAAGGTTTTTTTCATATTCATCATATTTTCCTTCTAACTTCAATTTATGCTCCATTTCAATAACACAATCAAAACATTTTTTATGGATTTTATACATTTTAGAATCCATACGTTTTTTCATAATATTACTACATTCAGGGCAAAATAATGGAGTAAATACTTCTTTTTTAATTTGATCTAATTTAGTATGAGATTGTTTTATACCATCTTTAATAGTCCATTTTTTTCCATTTTCTTCCCATACATCCCCCTCTTGATAAAGTTCAACCTTTTTAGTGTAACCTATTTGAGTTTCAGCAGAATCGTTAGTATTTCCTTTAATTAAATTTCTTAATCGCTCTACGTCTTTTCGTTTAAATTCTTTTTTTAACATAACTTATTGGTTTTCAAATACCTTTATTTTATCTAAATATTTACCCCCTGCAAAATATACAACATAAGTTTTATCTTCAGGCGTATGAGTTATTAGCATACGAGAAGGATAATATTCTTTAGTAGGAACAGAAGAAATATCAGAGGGGATAAGAGGTCTTATACTAATTCCCTCTAAACTTTTTTTAAGTAAACCTCTAAATAAACTATCATCTTTAAAAATTTCCATATATCTTTTTAAAAGATAAGCTTTATTTACTTCTATTTCACGAGAAGTTCTACCTCGTTTAGTTTGTGATATAGCAGTAGCTAAAAGTGGAGAAATTAAAAAACTAATATTAAAATCTCCGTATCTAGAATTAGAACTTTTTAAAACTTTAATGTGGGGGCCCCCAGATTCATTATTAATAGCGTTAATTTTATATTCAGGAATATAAAGTAAATCAGGAATGTAAATTCTTCCTCTTTTAGGTTCAGATCCTGATTTTATTTCTGATACAAAATTATCTATAGTTTCCCTAATTATTTTTTTTATGTTCATTTTTTCTGGAATTGAGAGGAAACACCTCCTGTTATAAATTTACCTGTAATTTTAAAGGGTTTATTATAAATATCAGAGTCTCTAATAACTACACCCTCGTGATTATTAACTGACCCCATAGGGGAATTTAAAACATTTAATACTTCATCTCCTAACTTTTCAGTTGCTAAATAAATAGTGGCCCCTTTAATTGCGGTTTCTAATTCTTGCTCACTATCAAATAAATCATCTACGTTTTTGCCCCCAAAAATTTCAAAATAAACTTGTTTACTTAAGGCTCCTACATCTTTAACTGAACCATTAACATTCATTTTTAATCTTTCAGTTTTAGGAATACTATCTACTTCACTTAACCATTGAGAAAGAGTTTTAGTTTCTTTTCTATCAGAAAATTCAATAGTATACTTAGTATTAAGAGCTGATTTAAAATCAGGAGATTTAGTTAGAGTAGTAGGAACATCACCATAAACTTCAAAGCCCTTATCTTTAGCAAAAGATTCAAGTTTTTGAATTAATTTAGACATAACTTGAGGATTATAATTTTTTTCTCTTATAATCCTTTTATTATTATCCATTGATATTTCTAACAACCCGTGAAGAGCTAAAAAGTTTTTATTATATTCTTGAACATTAGTTTGTCCTGAGACATATTCCATATTAATCATAATATTAGGATTGTCTAACATTCCTAAACTTTTTAATTCATTTTGAATTGAAGGAAGAGCACTATTAAATATATCTAAAACATTGCCTCCTATTTTAATCATTCCGTGACCTTCTCCAAATCTATCTACTAAATCTTGTTTAGTAACTCCACGTAAATCAAGTGCCTTTTTGGAGCCACGATCTAATACGAACTGGGGTTTACCATCAAGATTTACTAATCTAATTGAG